AGCGTCGTCGAGCGGGCCGCGCAGCCGACGCACTCGCGCCGCCGTTTGATGTAGCCCGTTCTCGGGTCGGTTTGCGTTCTAATGATCTTCGTCTGTGAGCCGCAACGCTCGCAGGGGTTTATCAGGCGTTCCATACTGTTCCATCACAAGTTTGGGTGGGCGACCGACGTACTTGCCGTCCTCTACCGCCCAGATCACTCTGACGTCGTCGCCGAACACCGCTCGGCACTCGTCAGCAAAGGCTGTCACTTGCGGGAACTCCGCTCGAAACCTGCGGCGGGCGCGTTCGCGTTGTTCCGCGAGACGCGCCTCCTCCGCAGCCTTCTTCGCCGCCGCCGCCTCCAAGGCGTCGTCAAATACTGGCGTGGGGTACTGCTGCTTCACGCAGCGACCTTTACGCGGTCCAGCATCCGACCGGCGATCTGCTCTATCCGCAGCCGGTTCTCCTGCAGGGTTTCGCGCCGCGCTACCGCGGAGACGCCCTGCGCGAAGTCCCATACGGACTCGGGCACTTTGTGTTCCTCGACCATGCAGGTATCGATGACGTTCTTTGCCGCCTTCTCGGTGAACCCGTAGCGCCCAAGAAACTCCAGCCGGTCTTCCTCGTTGCGAGCGACGATGACCGCCTTGGCTGCTTTGACGCCAGCGATGAGCCGGGACTCCGTGAGGTTGGCAAACTCCAGCAGCGCTGGCTCGGCCTCTTCCAAGAACCGATCCGGTGCGCCGCTCGTGTGCTTGAACACGATCTGGTTGAAGTTCTCGACGCCCCAAAGGTTGCGGTTCTGGCATACGCCGCGCAGGTACATCGAGGCGAAGCCGAAGGTGCGGCTTCCGACCTCGCTGTTCCACACGTAGAAGCCGCGGAACATCAGGTCGGGGTTGCCGTTCTCCAGCTTGCCGACCTCAATGGGGTTTTTATCGTCGACCAAGAACAAGAACACATCGCGGTCGCTCGCGTAGAGCGTGGTGTTCTCCTTGGTGATGTTGACGTTGGGGTTGTACTTGACGCCGAACTTGCTGCCCCATTCGATGGTCCCGGGCACCTTCCAGCGCGTGTCGCCGGTGCCGTTGCCCGCCACCTTCATCACCGCATCCACCACATCGCGGTCGTAGATGCGCCCGTAGCGCGGGCTGGTGATGCCGCGCAGGAGCCGCCCGCTCTCGCCGGGGTCGCGCAGGTACAGGGCCACGCTTTTCTGCTCGGCGGTCTGCAGCCCGTAGTTCAGGTTGATAGCGGCGAGCGGCCCGGGGAGGCTTCGCAGGTAGTTGGCAGGTGCCCCGGCGGTTCGGCAGACCTGATCGAATGCCCAATGGCTGGGGGTGACCGTCGCCCCCTCCGCTTCGATGGCGAGGTAGTCCGGCTGGTCGTCGCTGTACAGCGCGTTGATCTGGTTGGGCAGCACGTTCTGAACGCTGCTCTGGTCGGCCCAGCTGGCGACCTGCGCTCGGAGGTCCGTGAGGCTGGTAAACCGCTGGTCGTCGGGCCGGTTGGCCCACTGGGCGCTAACGGTGCCCACCATCTGCCCTTTGCTTACGTCGATCTGGTAACTCATGGCTTTCACCCTTCCTTTTGAGTTGGCCCCCGGTAGTGGGGACGCCTGAATAATATCATCCCTGTGACATTCCGCAAGTCCTTTTTCTCATTCAGACGCTAAAAACCGCCCCGGGGGCTTGTGCGCCTGTCATCCCGGTGATACAAGTACACCCGGACGCATTTTCCGGGGCTTGGCGGCGGTTCCCCTTCCTCCAGACCCATCCCTGCCCCGGGCCGTCCGCATTGGCGACCCCGGGCGGGCGAAGAACCGCCCACCTTTTTGCCGCCCGTCCGGGGTACGCCGTCTCTTACAGGAGCGATATGGCGAACGCCCTTCAGGTCACGTACCGAAAGCTGACGGACCTCATCCCGTACGTCCGGAATGCCCGGACGCACTCCGACGAGCAGGTCGCCCAGCTGGCTGGGTCGATCAAAGAGTTCGGCTGGACCAACCCGATCCTCGTGGACGAGGACGGCGGGATCATCGCGGGCCACGGGCGTCTGCTGGCTGCCCAGCGGCTGAAGATGGACGAGGTGCCCACGATCCAGATCGTCGGGCTGTCGGAGGCGCAGCGGCGGGCGCTCGTTCTCGCCGACAACAAGCTGGCCCTCAACGCGGGCTGGGATTTCGAACTGCTGAAGGTCGAGCTAGGCGACCTCAATGAGCAAGGCTTCGACATCGCCCTGACCGGCTTCTCGGTGGACGAGTTGTCCAAGCTCCTCGCCCCCGCCGGGACGGAGGGACTAACCGACCCGGACGATACGCCGGAGGTGCCGGTCGAGCCGATCACCAAGCTCGGCGACGTATGGGTGTGCGGTCCGCATCGCGTCATGTGCGGCAGCAGCTTGGAGCAGACGGCGGTCGACAAGCTCTGCGCTGGTCAGGCCGTCGATATGCTCCTGACCGACCCGCCCTACAACGTCGCGTACACCGGCAAGACGAAAGACGCGCTCACGATCAAGAACGACAGCATGGACGACCAGTCCTTCCGCGACTTCTTGCGCGACGCCTTTGTCTCTGCCGACACCGTGATGAAGGCTGGCGCGGTGTTCTACATCTGGCACGCGGACTCGGAGGGCTACAACTTCCGCGGCGCGTGCAAGGACGCGAACTGGACCGTGCGCCAATGCCTCATCTGGCGCAAGAACCACATGGTCATGGGCCGTCAGGACTACCACTGGCAGCACGAGCCGTGTCTCTACGGGTGGAAGGAAGGCGCGGCGCACCTCTGGGCTGCAGACCGCAAGCAGACGACCATCCTCGACTTCGACCGCCCCTCGCGCAACGAGTCGCACCCGACCATGAAGCCGGTGGCCCTCTTTGAGTATCAGCTACTCAACAACACCAAGGGCGGCGACATCGTGCTGGACAACTTTGGCGGGTCGGGGACCACGCTGATCGCTGCAGAAAAGAACGGGCGCGTGGCCCGCCTCATGGAACTGGACCCGAAGTACGTCGATGTGATCGTGCAGCGGTGGCAGGAGTTCACCGGGAAACAGGCCACGCTGGAATCGGACGGGCGCACGTTTGCCGAACTCGGCAGCGCCCGCAAGGCGGCGTGAGATCAGTCGCGGCTCTTGACGGTCGGGCGTACCGGCTGCCCGCGCTCGGGCTGCGACGGCGGGCTGAAGAATTCCACGAAGATGTTCCCACACGGTTTGCCCTGCAGGTAGGCGACCTCATCGCGGAACAGCAGGTAGTCGTAGGCTTGCGCCTCAACGACCGGTCCCGCCCAGCGCCGGACCATCGACCGAATGATCTTCTTGGCCTCACTCGCGTCGAGGTAGCCGCGCACTTTCTGCGGCTCCTTCTGACCTTTTTCTTGAACCCAGATACTCGCCATCTCAACTCCTCGCCCAAGAGCGTCGGTGGCGTACCGAATCCTGTCAACACTAGATTCGATACGCCACCGGTTGCTTAACCAAAAACCAACCTCGGACCAACCATGCGCTACTTGGAAGCCTTCTTCACCTTCGTCGTCCGGGTCGCCGCGCTGGCGGTGGCCTTCTTCGCTTTCGGCGTCGCCTTCTTGGCGTTTATGACCGGGGCGTTCTGCGGTGTGGTCTGCATGGTTGCCTTCATCACCTTCGACTGGGCGGCGAGGTTCGCCAGCCCGGAAACCTTGGCAGCGTTGAGATGGGACAGCAGCAAGTCGCGGTAGCCGATCAACGCCCGGGCGTAGGTGTTGCTCCCCTTGAGCGGGTAAGCAGCAAGACCGGCGACGTCACCAGCACGAGCCAACTGGTGAAGCGCCTTCGCGTGGGTGTTGTAGCTGTAATTCCGTTCGCTGTTGAACTCCAACTCCGGCGGGAGGCTGCCCCCAGCCACCGCCTGTCGCGCCTGTGAGAGCAGGGTCGAGCGCGGCGGCTTCGTGGGCATGGTCGCGGCCTTCTGCGCCGCCATCTTGCCCACCACCGCCTGAATCGCCTCAAACCCGCCCTTGGGTAGAAATACCTTCTGCAACGCCGTCATATCGCTTCCTCCGAAAAAGTGGGGCTGGGGGAATCGCCCCGGTGATTGAACTAACCCCCGAATTCCTGTATCGCTTGGCGGTATCCGTTCTCACCGGCATGAGCCTCCGTATGGCCCCGAACCCGCCCTTTGCCCTCTGGTATCACCGTGGTGACAATGTTGCTCGGTTTTCGGGGCTTTGCAAGTCCTCAATATCAACTTGGCGATAACCCCTATGCCGAAGAAAGCCCGAACCCCCGCCCCTACCCCGCCACCGGCCCCGGCTGCCGCCGTTACCGCCCCCGTGGCCCCGGTAGCTGCCCCCCCGGCCCCTTCCCCCGTTGAAAAAAAGGGACCGGCGAACAAGCACGCCCCGACCCCCCAAACCCGGAACCTCGTGGAACTGGCGATGCTCAACGACATGACACACGAGCAGACGGCGCAGCTGGTGGGGATCGACGCCAAGACACTCCGGGTCCACTACGCCGACGAACTGGAGCAAGGGAAGCTCCGGATGTTGTCCCGCGTCTCCGCGAACCTGTATCGGATCGCGTCGCAGCAGCAGGACATTAAGGCGGCGCTCACGGCGTCGATATTCCTGCTCAAGTCGAAGGGCGGCTACAACGACCGCGCTGCCGAGGCGACCGCGGTGATGGAGTCCGCGGGACCGGTCCGCTTTACCCTGCGATTGGGCGACCGCCCGATGGTTAACTGATGGGCGCGGCGCGGAAGCTAGAACCGATTCAAGGCGAGTACATCCGTCCGTGGCTGTACGACGCACAAGAGCGGGCGATCTTCTGCG